ATTGTTCTTAGAAGGAGCAACTGAATTAGATTATGTATTACTACCTGCCTATGATGGCAGCTTAAGCAATGGTAAATTATCTTCTATTGGTGGCGCGAAACCAGTTAGTAATATTACAGTAGACGATGCTGAGACATATGCTAATGCGCGCGGCGCTGGTTGGCATATTACTAATATGGCGGCTGAATCTGCTACTCAAATGTTAGGTATGGTTGAGTTTGGTACTATGAACGGATAGTCTGCTCTTGGCGCAGGAATTAGTTATATTACAGGTAGTTCTGGTGTTAATTGCTCTTCTATTACAGGCTCTACCGCGGCTTTAGGTAATACTTCCGGTTCTGCTACAGCTACAATTAGTGAAGATAATGGTACAACTACCACTTATACTGAAGCAGGTAAACGCGCAATTAGTTATCGTGGTATGGAAAATCCTTGGGGAAATATATGGAGATTTGTCGGCGGTCTTAATATACTGCGCGAAAATAATTTAACTGGCGGCTTACCTTATATCTGCTCTGACTTTAATTATAATACAACCGCAATTGGAAATAATTACAGGAGTATTGGCTTCCATCTACCATTAACATACGGTTGGATTTCTGCTATGGGATATGGTAATAGTGATTATGACTGGATATATATGCCAGCAGAATGTAGCAATGAAGCCAATAGCGCATTACCAGTCGGCGATAGTCTATATACTACAACAACTCTCAATGGAATTTTATTAGCAACAATCGGTGGCGCATGGAGTTTTTAGGAAAAAAATGGATTGTTTTTCTATGGCTGCGATCACTTATCCAGTGAGAGCTCATAGCATTCTTATGGTGCAAGAATAATGTTTAAACCAACTAAAAATAGTATTTATAACGCTAATATTCAAAAATGGCTACAATATGTAGGAGGTTGATATTATGACTAATTATGGCAGAATACACAGTGCCGCAAGGCCGCAAGAAGTTGTTATGACAAACTCTGCAGTATTTGTAGCTAGTGATATTCAACCTTATGAAAGAGATATTGAAGGATATCATGAGGAAGGGTATGAATATAATTATGTTGGTTATACTAAAGATGAGTATTTAATTGAGCAAAATAAGAAGATAGCTTCTTTAGAGGAAGAATTAGAGGCCGCAAAAATTATATTAGGAGTTGATTGAGTATGACATTAGTTGAATTGGCGCAAAAACTCCGTCCATATATTGAGAAAGCGGCCACATCTTTATCTGATGAAGATGCATTAGAGGCTGTTAATTTATTCCCATCTTGGAGTAAGGATGCCGGAGAATACTAGCAGGGCACTCGTGTATTATATCAAAATATCTTATATAAATGCCTACAAACACATATTGTTCAAGAAGCATGGACGCCTATTGCCGCGCCAAGCTTATGGGCAAAAGTTCTCATCCCGGATGAAAATGTAATTCCTGAATGGGAACAGCCTGATAGCACAAATCCTTATATGACTGGAGATAAGGTTATGTTTGATGGTAAGGTATATGAAAGCGTTATTGATAATAATATCTGGAGCCCAATCGCGTATCCATCAGGGTGGAAAGAAGTAATTTAATATAAAGAAAGGAGGGAACTACTATGGCTCATAATTGTGCGTTGCCTCCAAGTCCTCAGCACGCGGTGTTAAAAAGAATATATCCATGGGATAATTATGATATTGCTCTTTTATTATAGTATTTATATAAATAGGCGCAGAAAACAGGGTTCGCGGGCACATTTGAAGATTTCAAATAGCGTTACGGTTCTTACATGGAAATGGTAGACCCCGCAGATATACATGATTTCTTAGAGAATTATACTGGCGCCTATAGGATTACACCATTAGTTGGAATAGATTAGATTTTACATACAAAAAATAAAGTTTTAAATGAAGATATTATTGTAGAATAGATACCAACAGATGTTATTAGTACTACTAAGAAGTATTAGGGCTAGTATCATGTAACACCGCGTGCTTACTTTTCTTAGATTTTACGGACTAAGGAAACTATATTAGAGGAAAATGTAACTGTAGGAGAAATCCCTTATGCTACAACTACGAACAGCGCGGGTGGATATACCGCGATTATAGGATAAGGAGTTGAATTTTTATGGCGAGTAATCAATACATAAATAAGGTTATATACGGCGGCGATACCTTAATTGATTTAACTATTGACGATGTTACCAGAGCATCGGTATTGAGTGGCATTAAGTTCCACTTACCTTCTGGTGAAGCGACAACTGGTACTTGTGATTATGATGCGAAAACATCGGATGCGACCGCAGTTGCCGCAGAAATCTTAGCTACCAAAACTGCGTATGTAAATGGCGAAAAAGTTACTGGTAGTATGACTAATCGTGGGTCTGTAACAGGAATACTGTCTTCTTTAAGTGATGAATATACTATTCCTCAAGGCTACCATGATGGGTCTGGTAAAGTAAGTATTGCCGCAACTGAATAGGCAAAGTTAATTCCTAATAACATTCGTGAAGGTGTTACAATTTTAGGCGTAACTGGTACTATGAGTAGCTCTGAGGGTGTAAAAGCAACTTCTGTCACTGTTACTCCTTATACTACCGCGCAAACAATTGTACCTTCTGATTTAGGTGATTATAATAGTATTACTCAGGTCAATGTTGCCGCGATTGCTTATTCTGAAGTGGATAATGATAAAGGTGGAAAGACTGTAACTATTGGTACAGTAGCATCTTAAGGATAGTGATAACATATGGCTGACAATCCTTATATAAATAAAGTCCAAATGGCAGATGGTACTGTGTTAGTTGACTTAACTGAGGATACTGTAACGTCAGACCAGATGTTAGAAGGCTTTACCGCGCATACTTGTTCTGGCGCGATTACCACAGGAAGTATTTAGACATACAATGGTGATTATGTGGTAAATACTTGACTTTTTATAATCAAATATGATATAATAATAATGATGAGACGTATTATTTTTTAAAAATAATATTGAGGTGATATTAATGGCAGATAAACTGACAAATGCCACTACAGGTAATATCAGTGTTTCTCAGGGTTCAAAGATTACTTTATAGACTGCGGGAACATATGTACCTACAAATATCGAACTAACAATGGATGTTGCGACTGCGGAACCGGCATTTGACGGTGGCGCATTAAACAATAAGGGCGCAACTGCCGAATTCACTAATGTTACAACTAGTAATACCAATAATGGTATCTCTGTTTTAGCTAAAGGTACTGCTGGTAGAGATGCTGTATTATATAATGGCGCGGTTGAAGGTTGGGTTTCTAAAGAAGATAATGCGACTGCTTCCGCGGCGGTAGCCTCTTCTACTTGGAATGGTACGACTTATTATATTACAGGAGTAACTGTTCCAGTAGATAAGCCTTTTAGTGTTACAACTTAGGCGGATACCGCTCTAGATAGTACTTCTGATTTAACAATTACTAACGCGGCGAATCGTAAGGTAGTTGTTACTAATAGTGGAACTAGTGTAGTTACTAGTGGTGCGAATAATGCAGGTAATGTATAGGTTGCGGCTTATACAAATGGTACTGCCTCTACTGTTGAAGATGTATAGACAGTAGTAGAGAATGGTGTATGGAAAACTACATCTGTAAATCCTACTACTAGCGCACAAGGCCCATATTATGGTAAAGTTAATGTAACTGCTGTTTCTTAGACTAACTTAACTGCCGCAAATATTAAGAGCGGTACCACAGTTACTGTTAAAGGCGGCGGCACTAATATTTATAATATTACCGGTTCTTACACATCTGATGGTACTATTACTGCCGCAGATGTATTAGATGGTAAGATTGGATATAGTAAAGGAAATAAAATTACTGGTAGTATGCCCAATAATGGCGCACTAAATAATACTATTACCTCTCCTACTGGGAGCTATACAATTCCTGCTGGTTATACTAGCGGTGGTACTGTTAGTGTATCTTTACCAAGCACTAGCGTATCTACTCCTGATTCTACTAAGAACGCGAGTAATGTTGTTACGCGCGCG